GTTGATGTGTTTGCAAGGCATTATGGAAGGCAAACCTCATTACAATAAGAAATCCGGTGAGATGGTATATCCAAAGAATGGCTTTACTATCATCGCAACGGCAAACACCAAAGGTCGTGGCAGTGATGAAGGCAAATATCTTTCACAGATTCTTGATGATGCTTTCTTAGAACGATTCCCAATTACGGTAGAACAGGAATATCCTGATGCCAAAACTGAGAAGAAAATTCTTACACCATTGATTGAAGATAAAGATTTTGTTGAGAATCTTTGCCAATGGGCGGATGTGGTTCGTAAATCGTACCAAGAAGGTGCTACTGATGAGATTATCTCTACCCGTAGATTGGTACATATTGCCAAAGCATTTACTATCTTCAAAGATAGAATGAAAGCAATCACCTTGTGTGTGAATCGTTTTGACGAAGAAACAAAAATGGCATTTTTGGATTTGTATTCTAAAGTGGATGCATCAGTAGAATCACCAGCGAATACGAGTACCATTTCTACCACTACCGAGGTTGCCAACCAACCCCAAGTGTAGTATAATGGTTATGTAGCAAGTGAGAAGTATTTTTATTATTAATTTGATTAGGAGTTTTATACAATGGCTTTAACAGTTCGCAAAGGTAAGGTAAACCGTCATGAGAAAATTACCCAAGTATTGCTTTCAGGCAAACCAGTAACACCTGCTGAGATTCAATCAGTATTTGCTGGCACAGACCAAGAGGCAGTATTGTATCGTTTATCGACCAACATTTACAACATCCGCAAAGACGGTGGTATTGTAAAAGTTATCAAGAATGGCCGTAAAGTCCAGGCGTATCAATTGGTTAACTTTGACCAGTTCGATGCCAATGGCCGATTCAAAGGCACTAATGCTAAACAGGCAACACCCGCCAAAGCAGTTCAACAAGAAGCTGTAACGGCTTAATCTCTTAGTCACCACACATTTTATTATGCTCGCTGTGAAGCGCCAGATTTGTGTGGTGACACCTTACTAAAGCACATCATACGAACCGATTATTCTGGTAGCAAAGGCGAAAGCTGATGGTGTGCTTTAGTAATGTGAAAGGTGATTATGAATATTCTAAATTTGGTTTGTGTGGCTTTGTCTGCGTATGTTGCTGGTGATTTATTCAATAAAATCCAATATAGTAAATGGTTGGCATTTTTGTATGCCATGAATTTACTTGGTATGTTAATGAACATGATTGTATTGTATCCTTTGGTGAGAGTATGAAAACTTTGATTATTGGTATTATTGTTCTTGTAGTAATCGTATATGTGGCTAATAAGATTGTTGAATATAAAATGAGGGGTTGGTAATGAGTGATAGATTTGATTTCGAACAACAGATTACCAAGTGTTGGTTTGTTGTTGATGATTTAAAAGAATTGGATGAAATGTTATTCGAAGATTGTATCAAATTCGACAAAGATGTGGTATCTAACCACATTCTCGGTATTGCCAATTCATATGATGTGAAATTTACCAAACTTTGGAATTTGTTTGAAACTGTTTATATGGATACAGTTAGAGAAAACAAAATGTTGAATGAAGAATGTGCCGCATTGCGTGAGCAATTAAGTGATGCTTACGATGGCCAAGGATATGGTATTGCGGCAATTAAACCAAAGAAGAAGAAATAGTATGTGGGTATTGGTGATATATGCTTTTGCTGGTGGTATGAGTGGCACCGATTCGGTTGCTCTAACCTCAATTAGAGATACTTTTAAAACCGAACAGGTTTGTATCAATGCTGGTGAAAAAGCAAAGAAGATGGCATCCGGCACTTTGAAAGAAATTAGATATACTTGTTTGAGGGATTGGTAATGTTAGAGAGATTTAATGATTGGTGTGGAGAATTCTTGAATAAAATGGTTCGTTATGATGACATGATTACATTTTGTATGATGTCAATATTGTTTATTATTTGTATTGTTTGTTTAACTGTTGGTATTTTAGGAATGTTAGGATTTATTAAGTGAAATATATTGCAAAACCAAGGTTGTTTAATAATGTAGGTATGAAAGAGTTTACCGAAGCAAAGGATGCAGTCCTATACCTCAACCAGGTGCTGAATGATGACTCGGTGAGTCCTCACCTCGATTATGTGTTCATCGCTCCAAAGGCGTCCAAAAGTCAGTTAAAACACGCTGTGGAAGAGTATGTTGGTATTGGTAAGTTGATTATTATGGCATAAATAGGTGTAGGCCACGATACGGGAATATCTGCCTACTCTAACATTGTAAAGGAATGCCAGCATGGGTATATATTCAATTTATAAAGCCACCAACAAAGTCAATAATAAAGTTTACATCGGTTTTGCGGTTAACTTCTCTAGACGATTGGCCAGTCACAAGAAATTATGTGGTAAAAGAAAAACAAAATTTTATGATGCAATACATTCTTATGGATGGGACAAATTTGATTGGGAAATAATATATCAATCAAAGGACGGACAACATTGTTTAAATGTTATGGAAAGATTTTTTATAGTTGAATATAACTCAGTCAACGAAGGTTACAACATGACCGAAGGTGGTGGAGGTACATTGGGTATTGTAAGTGGTTTTAATGGTAAAAAACACGACACCAAAACTAAACAAATATTGAGTAGATTAAGGACCGGCACAAAACACAGCAAAGAAACAAAACAAAAAATAAGTGAAAAAACAAAAGGCAAAAAAGTATCACAAGAAACAAAATTAAAAATGTTGGGTAATAATAATCATAAAATGAAATTAAAAATTACCTGTAAACATTGTGGTAAAAATGGTTCATATGTGGTTATGAATCGTTGGCATGGTGATAATTGTGTTGTTAAAAAGCAACAAAATAAAAATAGTTCTTGACCTGGTTTCCAGGTGTGATATAATGGTTGTATTGAAATTAATTGAGAAGGAAATAAATCATGGGAACACGGTCACTTACTTTTGTATATGAAAAATATGGACAAGTCCAAAAACCAGTGGTCAATATGTATCGCCAATTCGATGGCTATCCTACGGGACATGGTGCCGAGTTAGTAGATTTTTTATCTGTTGGTCGTATGGTGAATGGGTTGGCTCAAACCAAAACTACAAAAGAAATTGTTTTCAATGGCATGGGTTGTTTGGCAGCATCATTAGTTGCACACTTTAAAAAAGAACCAGGTCAATTCTATTTACATCCAACAGATGTAACAGATTGTGGACAAGATTATGAATATCACATTTATAATGATAATCGTATATTGAGTGGTAGTTCATTTCGTATTGAAGTTTATAATTGTGGTTGTAACTTTTTTGGTATGAGTAGTGGTACTAAAGAATTAGAATTCAAAGGTAATCTTGTAGAGTTTACTGAATTTTGTAAAGAAAAGGAAACAGCATGAGCAGAGATGATTTGATTGGTAAGTTAAAACGATATTTCTCCGTGGCCAAACTTGAACAAAAAGACCACGAAGAATTAATGAATTTGTATATTGAGTATGTGGTATTGGCAGAGGATTATGTATGATTAATTTTGTTATTGGATTTATAATGGGTTTCTTTGTTGCAACAATGGGATTTACTGGTGTTGCACAGGCCTTAGATAGAGGCATTGAAACAATGAAAACAATTTCTGTAAAAGTGGATACAGGCAAATGAACCGTAAAACCGATTGGGCTTTAACGCCAGAAGATTTAAAACAGGCGATGATTCAGATTCACCTTAATCATCTACATTCAGTCCAATTGGATATGATTGATGAAGCGGTAGAGCAATCAGAATGGAATGAAGCACGAACAGTAATCAATCATATTATGGAGAAGAAATAATGGCAACATGGAAAATTGAACCAACATGGAAAAAGTCCTTGTTAGAAAGAATGCATTATACCAAAGATGGTAAAACTATTATTGTTGAAACTGGTTGGCGTTGGGGAACTTTCTATTGTGAAACAAAAGGTGATGAACCACCTGTTATTGAAGAAGGCACAGACCTATTCAATTGTGATTATGAAGTAGAAATGCAAGAAACTTCTGATGGTTGCTGGGAAGAACATGAGTTCTATGGATTTACCGAAGAAGAGCAAGAAGAAATGGAACAATGGTTGGATGAAAATTCTGCTTGGGATTTAGAAGAAGAAGGTTGGGATCAAACCGATTGTGAAATGATTATTGATTGTGAACCATCTATTGAAAGATTGGAAGAATAAAATGAAATATATTGTGGTGTTTGGTGTGTTGATGCTGGCGGCCTGTTCGTCAAATCCTAAGATTGCTGAGTATGAAGGACCTAAGGCATTAGACCGTATGGATGTAATCAAAGGTAATAAGGACTGCCAAGATGCTGGCCTTAAACCCAATGTAGAATACTTGGTACAGAAAACACCAAGCGGTAAAGTATTGGTACCAATCAATGTTCATTGTGAACCATATCAAGGTAAAGGATTCTTAGGTTATCCTGAGAAGAAATAAAATGGAATTATTTGACACTTTGGCTTCTGTAGGCTTGACTACCAGAGTTTTACAAATTATTATTGTATCTGCTATCGTTATTGTGTTGGCAGGTATCTTTTGGCAATATTTGGTCGTAGGTGCCGGTATTGTATTTTGTGTTTATGTGTTTGCCATGCCATCACCTAAATCTGTTGAGGTAGCAAAAGTAGAACAATCTGTATCTTCACCTGAGGTAAAACAAGTTGAACCGCCTCCGCCTGTCGCTGAGGTAAAGCCACAAACTGATGAAGAGATGTTCTTAGAAGATTGTAACTTACATAGCGGTTATACTTCAGCACAATGTAAGGCATTGTGGGAATCTGATAAAGATGAGATTCAGAAGTCTAATTGGAAATATAAGAATAAGTATAATAAGAAGTATATACAGAAAGTAAAATATGGAACTTGATGATACACATTTAGCAATCGTTGCTGAAGAGATTGATGTTGCCTTACAAGAGATTTGTATTAAGTATAAGATGCCACCACTTGCCATTTGTGCGGTGGTTTTGGCACGAATGATTCACTTTAGTAGAATCGATAATAGTGAACAGGACTTAGGTAAGTTAATGGAAAGTATCGCATCAAGTATTGAAAACAAAGAATTTGATAAACCAGAGAATTTGCATTAATGATTGAGATTATTGTTGCTACCATTATTGGTATTGTTTTAGGTTATATTATTCGTGGTGAACAAAAGCCAGTTAATGATACCTTACAACCTACGGTTGACAAATTAAATGACGACCTGAT